AGGGAAGGTCAAGCGCGGGCAAAATCGAGTGAAGCGATAAGGAATTATGAGAAGGTTAGAAATCAAACTTCTGTTTTTCGTTCTACTGATAGCGTTGAGCGGGCGCGTGAACTACGCACAGACGCCGACGAACTCTATCCTAATTGACGAAAAGACAGCACAAGCAGCCAAGCAAGCGTTTGACGAAGTGCGCGTCTCAAGGCAAGCAATCGACGCGCTAAAGGCCCAAGTTCTTGCTTTAGAATCGACCCTGAAACTTGAGCGAGAGCGATCCTTATTGCTCGAAGATATTGTAAAACTACGCGACGAACAACAAAAGGCCCAAACAATTATAATTAATTCACAAGAGCAGGAAATTCTACTTCGAGGTAAACGCGAACAAGAATTAACCGCTCGGATTGCGGAGATGGAGCGGAAACTTGAAAAAGCAAACAAACAAAAAAAATGGTGGATGCTCGCGGGCGCAATCGGTGGAACACTTTTTGGATTGAGGTTTTAGCGGTGGACGATTTTTTACTTCGCAACGGTTGGCAGATTTTTACAGGCGTTATGACGTTGTTAGTTACGGTCGCAATGTCATTCGCGGTTTTCAAATACAAGGTAATTTCATTGCAAGGCGATCATATTAAGATTCACAGTCGAATTGACGACGTTGAAGCCGCGTTATTGAATCACCGGCTTGATACCGAGCGGCACATTGATCCACGCCGAGACGAGCAACGGTGGCGTGATTTATACAAACGCCTTGATACGATTGAGCGCAAGGTCGATGAACTCCACCAATGACACGGAAGAGCAGGACGTTATTGAGCCTTCGCCACAAGATTGCGAGCAATCCGAGCAAGAAATTAAGGCTGAGTATCTGGCGGACTGGGAAGAACGAATGAAAACATGGCTGGACCTTCAGCGAGAATGGATGTGGAGAAGGTGATCGCGGCTGAATAAAAATATGAAACTTTCGCTAATTAAACGCAATCCGAAAAACCCTCGGATAATCAAAGACGCGCAGTTCGAGCGATTGAAAAAATCAATCCAAGAGTTTCCGGAAATGATGGTACTTCGCCCGATCGTCGTTGACGGGGAAGGCATCGTGCTTGGCGGAAATATGAGACTTGAGGCAATCAAAGCGTTGGGCCAAAAAGACATTCCCGACGAGTGGGTGAAGCGAGCCGGTGAATTAACAGAGGCCCAAAAAGAAGAGTTTATTGTGAAGGATAACTCAGGGTTCGGAGAGTGGGACTGGGACGCGCTCGCTAATGCGTGGGACGATTTACCTCTTGCGGAGTGGGGCGTCAATGTTCCGGTGGAATGGGAAGATAGTGCTATTTCTGAAACGGGCTTGTCTGAAAACCTAGAGTATAAGATTCTAATTGACTGTGAATCAGAACCAGAGCAGGCGCGGCTACTTATAAAATTCGAGGCGGATAATCTGCAATGCAGAGCTTTGGTCGTATAGTTGAAAGCGCATTAGTGGAGTCGCCGCGGGTGCGGTTCGAGGAAATGAAAGAAACAGAGAAAAAACAAAGGAAACGCGCAAGGTCGCTAGAGAATCTGCAAATGTTCCCGAAGGGTACGAGCGGCAATCCTAAGGGGCGGCCCAAAGGTTCTCGCAATCGTTCAACCCGGCTTCGGTACTGGCTGGAAACTGAGGTGGACATCAAAAATCCTATCACGAAAGTATCCGAACGCGGGACGGTGGAAGACCTTGTGACGCTCGCCTTAATAACAAAGGCCCAAAAAGGCGACGTGGCGGCAATTAGAGAAGTTCTTGATACTGTTTACGGGAAGATGAAAGACACCACCGAGCAAACCGGATCGCTCATAATAGAAATACATCGTGTCGAAGACAATCAGACTTGATCTGCCGAAGCTACATTTGGCCCAATCGCGCATCAAAAGCGAGGCGTCACGTTTCAACGTTATCGCTTGCGGGAGACGGTTTGGCAAGACTCTTCTATGTCTGGACCTAAATCTTGAGGTCGCATTAGACGGCCAGCCGGTTGGTTGGTTCGCTCCGAGTTATAAAATCTTATCCGAGGCGTGGCGCGATATTAACCGGCTTGCTGGCCCAATAATCAGCCACGCATCAGTTCAAGAAAAAAGACTGGAATTCATTACGGGCGGTGTGTGGGAGTTCTGGTCATTAGATCAACCAGACGCAGGACGTTCGAGGAAATACAAACGAGTGGTGATTGACGAAGCGGCGATGGTTTCAAATTTTCAACAAGCGTGGGAAGACTCCATTAGGCCCACGCTGTCAGACCTTAAAGGCGACGCGTTTTTCCCTTCGACTCCGAAGGGCTTGAATTACTTTTTCACCCTATATCAACGCGGTCAAGATTCTTCATACCACGATTGGAAGTCATGGCAGATGCCGACGGCGGAAAATCCCTACATCGACAAGGCGGAGATAGAAGCCGCTCATCAAGAACTTCCAAGCCTCACGTTCTCGCAGGAATATCTGGCCCAATTCATACAGACAGAGGGTGCAGTGTTTCGCAACATTGACGAATGCTTAACGGCTGGCCCAACCACGCCGGAAGATCATAGTGGGCATGAGATTGTCATTGGGGTTGATTGGGGGCAGAAGCATGATTTTACCTGCGTCTCTGTCGGCTGCGGGACGTGCAAGACCGAACTTGCCTTAGATCGATTTAATAAAATCGAGTGGGAGTTTCAGCGAGGGCGCATTTTAACAATCGCAAAACATTGGAACATAACAGGCGGGCTTGTCGAATTGAACTCAATCGGTGGCCCAAACTTCGAAGCGTTACAGCGCGAAGGATTACCTGTTAACGGCTTCGAGATGACCGGAGCATCAAAAGGCCCATTAATTCAATCCTTCGCGTTAGCGTTAGAGCGCAAAGAGATTCAACTACTGCCGGATGCCGTGGGAAAGCATGAGCTTTTGGCCTACGAATCGCGCGTCAACCAAATAACGCACAGAATAAGCTACTCTGCTCCTGAGGGTGGGCACGACGATACGGTGATCGCTCGCGCCCTAATGTGGAAAGTAATTAATAGCACGTGGGTTATCTTATGATTTTGGACCAACTGCGGAACTATCTTTTGAAAGGGTTTACCCCGCTTCGTATTTCAGAAGACATTCGAACCGCCACGCCTCCTTCTTATCGAAGATTCTTGGGGACGGAGATCGACTACGAAAAAGAAGTTGGCGATCTAACAAACTCATCTCTCGTTATGGCGGCGGTCAACTGGGTATCAACTACACTGCCGGAAGCTCCGCTTGAGGTTGTTGGGCCAACGCCTGACGGGTTAGTTTCAGTCCCAGATCACGGACTGCTTAATCTGCTAGAAAGGCCCAATAACTTCTTCACCGCTGAAGTTCTATGGGCGGCGTTCTCGTTATCGTGGATGGTTGACGGAAATGTGTATTGGTTGAAGGTTCGGAACGACAGCACGAAAAACATCCGCGAACTTTGGCCGCTGCCGCACTACCTCATGGAACCTCGTTGGCGATCGGAAACATCATTCATTGATTATTACGAATACACCGTCGGGAAGGTGAAATACGAGATCGCGCCGGAAGATATTGTTCATTTCCGATTCGGTATTGATCCCCATAATCAGCGGAAGGGTGTGTCACGATTCAAGGCGGCGTTGCGAGAGATTTATTCCGATGAGCAGGCCGCGAATTACTCAGCCTTGCTAGGCAAGAATCTTGGCGTGTTCCCTTATATCGTGAGTCCAAAATCGGACGGTGTGAGCATCAGCGCGCCGCAGGCCCAACAACTGAGCGATAGTTTTCAGCGCGCTACTACGGGAGATAATCGGCATCGCGCTTTAGTGTCGAGTATTCCGATGGGGATTGAAAGAATTCAGTACAACCCTAGTGAAATGGATGTTAAAACCCTCCGCCGCTTACCAGAGGAACGCGTAGCCGCGAGTGCTTCAATTCCGGCAATCGTATTAGGATTTGGCGCAGGCTTGGACCGTTCGACTTTCGCGAACTACAAAGAGGCGAGAGAAGCCGCGTATGAAAGCTTTATCATTCCTACTCAGAGAGTGATTGCGTCACAAATTCGCCACAGTTTACTGAACGAATTCGATAAAAGCGGAAAGCAGCGAATCCGTTTCGATCTGAGTCAAGTCAGGGTATTACAAGAGGATCGGAGTGAAATGTTTCGTCGCAACTCGGCGGCGGTTCAGGGCCAATGGATGAAAATCTCCGAGGCAAGAGCAGAGGCGGGGCTAGTCGTTTCACCGGAAGATGATCGTTATTTGGAAAACTTCGCGCCGATGGAATTTAGGCGTGAGCCAATAAAATCGGCCCAACGTGTACGATTCAAGCAGATCGATGACGACGATTTATCAGACGAAGAAATCGAGAAAGCCGAAGCCGTATGGCGCAACGACGCTCCCAGCGGGTTGCGGTATTTACTAGCGGCTACCGGCCTATTGGTTGCCGGTCATTTTACGTGGAACGCGGCCAAGCGGCGGTTTGAAGATTCGAAAGGGCGTGTAGTGAGCCGTCGGGAATTACAGCGAGCGTTCGAGCAAGTGCTAACGGTTGCGCGTAGTCGAATCACGCGGAGGGTGTCGCTGGGTACTGTTTCAGCGGTGGACCAATTCGTAACGAACTTGTCCGCTAACATCCGAACCACGCAAACAATCGCCAACGCGCTTGCGAACGGTGGCATTCAAAATGTGGACAAGGCAACGGTTTGGACCGCAATTCATAATCAGAATAAATATTTATCGAACTGGTCCGGTGAGATGAAGGCCGCGATTGCGAGCGGCGAGAACCTAAGCGCGGCGAGCGTAAATGCGCGGGCAGAAATGTATATCGACTCCGCGTACCCTGAGTTTCAGCGCGAACTTGTCGAGCGCGAGCGCAAGGCCGGAGTTGAACGTGTCAAACGCGTCTTAGACCCCGAAGCAGATCATTGTGACGGGTGCGTAGAATCCGAAGGCGAGTGGGACATTGATCAAGTTCCGGAGATCGGTGAGCAGGAATGCGGTTCTCGCTGTCGATGCGAAATTGTACCAATCGTGGAAGAGGGTGAGGCATGATTGAGATCATCGCTCTAATACTACTCGGCGGGGCTGTGTGGTTAATCACTTCGGCGATCGTATTTATAGCCGGGGCAAGGCTTGGAATTCAATTAGCCTTATCTCTCAACAATAAAATAACAGAAATAGGTACAGTAGAAGCTGAGCCGGAAGACGAATCGGATTTCGTGCAATAGGGATTAGAAATATATGGAGAACACAATTCGCAACGCCTACCCAGTGGCCCAATTTAAGGCACTGAACGAGGACCAAGGAATTATTGAAGCCATCGTGTCAGTATTTAGCAACGTTGACGCGGGGCGGGACATTGTAGCGTTTGGGGCATTTACTGAATCGCTTCAAAGGAAACTCCCAAAGGGCGTTTGGGCGCATGATTGGAAACAGCCTATCGCTAAAACACTTGAAGCGAGAGAGCTTGAACCGGGAAACGCTACCCTACCCCCGCACCTAAAAGACCTCGGAGGGTTGTATATAAAGGCCCAATTTAACCTTGACACCCAGAGAGGGCGTGAAGCGTTTTCGGATGTGAAATTTGGGACTATTGACGAGTTTTCAATTGGCTTGGTTGTAGAAAAATCAGACTCCGATAACGAGTCTGGAATCAATACTTTAACCAAGTGCAAACTATTTGAATGGTCACCCGTGCTTGTAGGCATGAACGACCGCACGCAATTACTATCCGTCAAGTCGCATGCTGGCTTGACTTTCAAAGACGAACTCCTAACCGCGCTTGCTGCCATAGAGAGCGTCACAAAACGAGCAATACAACTGAACGAGCTTAGAGAGAAGGAAGGTCGAAAACTTTCCGCCGCCAATCGAAAACGCATACAAGACACGATTGACGCGCTCTCGCAATGTGTCGAGCATTTAGACGCGCTGGTCCAACTAGATGCGTCTGAGGATGACACCGAAGCTCGCTCACTCTATGGACACTTTTTGAGTCTGCAAATATCGCAGATTGGAGTTTAAGAAAGAAATGATCGAAGTTACAAACATTTTAGAAGGGAAATCAGCCCCGGAAGTTGCTGAGATTCTCAGGGCCAAAAGCGCGGCTCTAAAGGCCGAATTTGACGCCAACACCGTAGAGAAAGACGGCAAGCGCGTATTTAATATGAGCATCGCCCAACTCGAAGCGGTTCGTCTCGCAAATGAGGAACTTGATGCAATCGGTTCTCATTACGCAAAATTGAACGAGGCAGAGAAGGCGAGCAAACAGGCCGAAGGGTATTTGGCCCAATTAAACGCGGCTCACATTCCCGTTCCGTTCGCAAACGGGCCTTCGAATGAAACCGTAACGAAGTCTGTCGCGGAGTCCTTTACTAGTTCGCCTGAGTATCGCAAGCGCAAAAGCGGCGAGGCACTTTGGTTCGGCAATGGCGGTTTTTCGGTGGAGATTCCGGGCGTGACCATGAAGACGGTAATGAGCACCGCGGCTGGTTTCGCACATCCGAATAACCGATCTGATTTGGTCGTTCCGTTCGCGGCGGCCCCCGCGCTGATTCAAAGTATTATCCCCGGCGTGACGGCTGACGTCGATTCCTATAAGTATATGGAAGGCTCGACTTTCACAAATAACGTTGACGCCGCAGCCGAAGGTGGAACGCTAGGCGAGGTCGCAATAGCTTACACCGAACGCTCGCAGCCGTTGGAAGTGATCGCGGGGTTCATTCCGGTAACTGAACAGCAGCTTGAAGTTGAAGCCTTTGCTCAGAACCTGATCGAGAGTGATTTAAGCCGTATGCATGCCATTCGTTTGCAGGCCCAAATTCTCGCAGGCACTGGCGGAACGCCCAACTTTGACGGGTTCTTGAGTAAGTCTGGAACTCAGACACAGGCACTCGGAGCCGATCCTGGCCCAGACGCCGCGTATAAGCTGATGACCAAACTTCGCGGTGGCGGTGGCAGTGGATTTGTTGAGCCTGATGCTTGGGTATTTCATCCTAACGATTGGCAGGGCAATTTCAAACTGCTTCGAACTGGTTCCGGTGATTATCTCTGGGGTAATCCGGCAGTCGCTGGCCCAGAAAGTTTGTGGGGCAAGCCGGTTCTTCAAACAACCGCTTGCACTGAAAATACCGGGCTTTGCGGTGATTTCGGCGGGTTCTCGCTCTTAGTCACACGCAGAGGGGTTCGCGTTGATGTTGGATTGAATGGAGATGATTTTAAGAAACTCCAACAGTCAATCCGCATTTCGTCACGGTCTTGTCTCGTCATCAAGCGAGCGGCAGCTTTCGGTAAATTGACCGGAATATAATTTGGACACTACGGCGGCTCAAGCGATTGGGCCGCCAACTTTTCAGGAGATCATTAAATGCCAGCAATTCAAGGCGGCTCAGTCCTAGCAGGCGGAGCAATTCAAATCATCGAAGAAACAGTGCTCAAGAGCGCGTTTACGGATGGGAATTCTACTTCTGGGACATATCAACTGGCCCAAGAGATTCCTATCGGCGCATTCGTTATCGGCGCGAAGATTCGGGCCGTTGTAGCTTTCAGCGGAGACACTTCAGCGGTTCTAACTATCGGCGACGGCTCGGACGTTGATCGGTACAACACAGGCACGCCGGATGTGTTTTCGACAGCGGCCAACGGCATTGCGGCTGGAATTCCTTCCGGGATTCGATACCATGCAACAGCCGTTCGACCGACTTTGACAGTGACTTCAGCGGCTGATTTTACAAACGTTGCCGCGACCGGATCGGTAACGATTCAAATTTACTATGTCTAGATTCACAGCAACGCAAGACATTTATCTCGATGCACACGGACGCCCTTGTTCGGTTGAGGACGATCATGTGCTGTTTTTAGTAGCGGCTGGAAATTCTATTCCTTTACAACTGGCCCAATCGCTCGGACTCTTAGACGAGCCGAAGGTGGAGCCGGTCAAGGTTGCGGAAAACAAGGCCGTTGAAATGGGAAAACCTATTAGCAGACGAAAACGATGAGCATTTTATATCGAGAGATAGCCCAACTATCAAAGGCGGGCGTTCCGACCAGCGGGGTTAACGAAGTCCAAACGTTGGAATTGACGGGCAACCCGACAAGCGGGACGTTCACGATCACATTCGGCGCGGCGGAGTCAGACCCGATTGCTTACAACGCAACGGCGGCGCAGGTGCAAGCCGCGCTTGAGGCATTGTCAACAATAGGCCCAGGGAACGTGTCTTGTAGCGGTGGGCCATTACCTGCCGAGGTGTCCATTGAATATGTGCAAGCGTTCGGGGGGCTAAATAAGGCGGAAATTACGGCTGACGGGGCAGGTATTCAAGGCGCAGCGCCGGGAATTTCAATCGCCACAACCACGCAAGGCGTTGCAGGGGTGGCCCAAATCGAAACCGCAACGGTAGTCGGTACGATTGACGTGGCGGGGGAGGGTGACGCAGCGGTCATCGTCACGGCATCAGGTTTGGCGGGTTCGCCTGTTACGTATAACGTGGCGGTTGCGAACCTTGACACGGCTTCCGCCGTTGGTGGAAAGATTCGCACGGCACTTGGACTCGAAAGCGCCATCACAGACCGGTTCACGGTCAGCGGATCGGGAGCGGATGTTGTTCTCACGAAGATTCTAAAGCAGGCAAACGACGCTTCGCTGAACATCTCAATCGATAATGGAACGTGCACGGGTTTGACGGCTGCGCCAACATCTGTCAATACAACGGCGGGCGTTGCGCCCGTCAACGAGGTGCAGACAGTAACTTTAACGGGTGCGCCAACCGGCGGAACGTTTGATATTACTTTTGACGGGGAGACCGCAGCGGCCATAGCCTACGACGCGACATCAACGGCTTTTAAGAGCGCGCTTGAAGCGTTGTCAAATGTTGGGGTGGGCCAAATACAAGCAACGGGTGGCCCATTTCCAGCAACAATCACGGTGACATTTCAAGGTACTTTGGCGGCGACAAATGTGGCCCAAATGACCGGCGATGCGGCAAACCTAACGGAGCCGGGAGTATCAGTCGGAACAGCAACGGCGGGCGTTCGTGGGGATTTTCGCGGGTCGATTCCGGGCCAAATTGTTTTAGACACAACGAACCACATTCTCTATCAAAATCAAGGTTCTCGCCCGACTCCGCAATGGGTGGAAATAGATGCCGTCTGATGATTCCACAGATCGAACAGCCGCATTAGCGGAGCTTTCCGAATACGTACCGATCGCGGTCGCGCCGGTTCTTACGAGCGGCGAGCTTGAGGCAGTGCTTGACCGCAATAAGCAGGCGTCGTATTGGGCCGCAACGACCGCTTTTACCTTAGGCGCGTTTATTCAGCCGACTACAAAAAACGGGCATCGGTATAAATGCACGCAGGCGGGAACTACCGGATCGACAGAGCCGACATTCCCACTTGGTACAGGGTCGCTAATAACAATCGGAACAGCGAAATTCATTGAGGACGGAGTAGAGTTTGCAAACGTGTATAACGTGCAACGAGCAGCCGAACAAGGTTGGCGATTAAAGGCCGCGAAAGCGTCGCAATTTATTTCGACGGGCGATATAAATTTCGCGCCAATTTTTGAACGGTGTAATCAAATGGCCCAATCTTACGCGCCTCTGGTATTTGGATAATGTTCAATGCAATGCAAAGCGGGTTCGGGGTAATCGCGGCGTCGATATTTCCGGCAACGTGTTCAATCACGCGACGAACAAAAACTGTCACCACCAGCGGCGGGACTAAAAACTCCGAAGCGGTTGTGGCATCAGGTGTTCCGGTTCTTTATCGCCCGGCGAGTGGATCAGAAGTGCAGGCGGCGGGAAAGACCCTTTCGACCACGGCGTATGTGATACGCATTCCGGCAAGTTTTAGCGGCGCGCTGGTAACGGCTGACGCGAGAACGTTTCTTACGGCGTCGGCAATCGGCGATCAACCGGCCTTGACATTTCAAATCCAAACCGTTGAACGAGATGCAATTTCTATTCGCATGATCGGAACATTAGAAGCATGATCAAGATCACGTTCAAATCTCGAATCCCCGAATACAGCGCAAGGGTTAATAGTCTGGCCGCTCATGCGGTTGCAAGCGCGGCTCGAAGTTGGGAATCAGTTGCGAAAGATTTAGTTCCCGTGGATACGGGGGCATTAAAAAAATCTATCAAAGCGCATCCTCCAACAGGAGGCGCGGCGACTGTGAATACAAAACTTGGCGGCGGGGGGCAGACATTAAGCGTTCCGGGCCGGACGGCGATTACAAGTGTGATTGAGGCTCGTATGCCTTATGCCGGATTTATGGAATATGGATTCACGCATTATTTATCCGGTGAGTTTGTTGGGCCATTTCCATATTTTAGACCAGCATTAGAAAGCGCGAAAAAACAGCTTCGGGCAGATTTGAAGGGAATTATTTGAACGCTCTAAACGTTGCAATGTATGCGAAATTTACGGGCGACAGTGGCGCGGGGGGAGTTGCAACTTTAACCGGCAGTCGCGTGTATCATGAAATTGTGCCACAAGGAACGGCGTTTCCGTATTTGTTTTTTAACAAAGTGATCGGCGCGCCGTGGTACGTGTTTGGAAATTCGGCGGCGCATTCAAATTATTTATACGGAGTGCAGGCGTTTGCCAAAGACACAAGCACGGCAAGCGGTTCAGAAGTGGCCCAGACAATTATTGATCGGGTTGAGGTATTGTTTCGAAATGCTGCGTTAACGGGTTTGACTGTGATCAATAGCCGCAAGGACTCGGATCAGCCGGACATTACAGAAATTGACCCAACGGACAACGAGCGGATATTCCGCCGAGGGTGTTACCTGAGAATCGAATTGGCATGAAAAAGAAATCTGAAAAACAATATAGGGCCACAGTTGATTTGTATTTCGATGCGAACGGAAAAGAACCGGAGCGATTAGTCAAGGCCGGTGAACTAGTTGAGCCTATTGATTGGCTCATCGAACAGGGATTGATTGAGGAAGTAAGCGATGCCAGTGGTTCACGGTAGTTCAGGGCGGGTTTTATTAGGCAAATACGACCTTTCCGCGTATGCCCGCGACATATCAATAGATGCGAATATTGACACGCACGATGCGACGGCGTTTCTATCCGGTACTTCTCGCGTGAAGAAATCTGGTTTGAAGCACGCAACCGTATCCGGATCGGCGTTCTTTGATGATGCCGTAAACGCCTCGCACGATATTCTAAGCGCGGCTTTTGCGGGTGGGCCAAGTGCTGCAAGTGATACGCTGTCGATCTTTCCTAGTGGTTATGGAGAGCTTTCAAATCGGGCCTTAATTATCACGTCGAGAGAGAACACATTTCAGACCAGCGTTATTTCCGAAGATTTAGTAATGATTTCCTTCGGCATGGAGGCAACATCGGGCGCGGTGGAATCAGGATTGGTCCTGTTACCGTTTGCGGCATATACGGCGACGGGGAACGGAACGAGCATTGACAACACGGCAAGTTCAGCAAACGGGTTGGTGTCTCACCTACACGTAACGGCGACCGCTGGAGCGAGTCCGTCAACGGTTGTAAAAATTCAGCATTCGGCAGATAACTCAGTTTGGGCCGATTTAATTACGTTCACAACAGTCACGGCGGCGACGAGCCAACGTTCGGCGGTTACGGGAACGGTCAACAGGTATCTTCGAGCAGTGAGGACACTAAGCGGCGATACCACTTCATTAACAGCTTGCGTTGCGATTGCGCGACGTTGAGGATTTAAGAAATGGCAGTAGTACATGGTTCAGTTGGGCACTTTTCACTAGACAATTCCAGTGGCACGCCGGTTGACCTTTCCGCTTACACAAAATCAGTAACGTTGGATTTGGGCCAGGACATCCACGACATTACAACGTTTGGCGTAGGTTCACGCCAGAAAGTGACAGGACTAAAGAACGCGTCGTTGAGCGTAACGGCTAATGCCGATCCGACAATGTTGACTCATCTTTTGAACCTCTACACTAATTCAACGGTGGCGGCCACGTGGTCATTCGTAATTGGGCCAGCGGGTTCGGCGGGCGGATCGCGGCGCTTCACGGGTGAAGTGATTCTCGAAGGTCTTCCGGTGGAAGTTAATGTTGAAGATGTCGAAACTATTCAGGCGTCCTTTCAAGTGACGGGCGCGGTTACAGTGGACACGTTCTAATTATGGATTTAAGCGTAATAAGAGACGCGACAGTTCCGCTTGTGGTTGATTTCACAGCGGGCGGGCAAACCTATACGGTGAACCTTGAGGTTTACGCGGCGGGGTTTGATCGGATTGTTGCCGCGGACATTGAGAAGGATAATTCGGACGACTCGGTTGCTTCGAACGCAGCGAGGGCAATTAGCGCATTGGTCCATTCGTGGGATTTAACGTATAAGGGTGAACCGATAGCGATTGAAAGTCACGAGATTATTTCAAAAGTGCCGATGACATTGCTTTATAGAATCTCGGAGGTGGCAGGGGAACATTACAAAAAGGATGACCCTACTCCAGCCGAGGAATCGCAAACTTCCTCGGCACTAGCGGCAAGCACGGACGAATAACGCCGGATTATTTATTATTGAAGCGGCTTTCACGGGCTGCCCATTTTTTGAACTGCTCTGCGTTGGACCTAATTCGAGAGGGTGACGCGGGGCTTATTTTTAGGGCATCGGCATACAGCGACGCGGAGCAGCGAGCCGAATACATCGCAAACTCAATCGCGTTGAAGAAGGTTAAGGCGAGATCATAATGGCTATTGACGCTTTTGAACTGGTTGGGAAAATCGAAGTCCAAACGGCGGGCTTTCAGCGCGAATTGACATTGGCCCAAAAGCGTCTGATTGAAGTGTCGCAAGAGTTCGATAAGGCCGCGAAAGCGTCTAAGGAATTAGATAAGGCCGCGAAGAATTCAGCAAACACCTCGCGCGCTCAGGGCCAAACATTTAAGCACACAACACAAGCGGCAAGCGGACTCGGCGGTTCGCTTCGTAACCTATCGTCTGGGCTTGAAGCCACAAATAGCCCGTTGGGCCGAATGTCCTCTAATATAATTCAGACGGTTGACGGGCTTAAGTCCGCAACATCGGCGAGCGCGGGCATGGCAGCCGCAATAGGTCTTGCAATCGGCGCTTTCACGCTGCTTGTGGCGGGTGCTAGTGCGGCAGTGGTCGGGTTATTCAAGCTGACCAAAGCGGGCCAAGATTCACAAGCCAAAATTCACGACCTCACACAGAAGCTAAATTTCTCAGCCGAGACGCTTTCAACGCTTGGCGTGGCCGCGGAATTGTCAGGCAGCAGCCTAGACGGAATTTCCGCGTCGCTTTCAATCTTTAACAGGAACTTAGTGGAAGCCGAGGAAGCCGGATCGGATATGGCCCAACGGTTCCACCGGTTGAATATTGAGATAACTGATAACGAGACGGCTCTACGAAGCGCGTTCAAGGCGTTACAGGCGATGAGTGCGACTCAGTTACAGTCGGCGGACGTGCAAAAGATTTTTGGACGGAGCGGGCGCGATATGCTCGGCCTTTTGAAGGAAATGGATGGCGATCTTGACGCTGGGACGGAGAAGTTTCGGAAGTGGAATCTAATCGTAGGCAGTGATAGCGCAAAGGCGGCGGACCAATTCGGCGACAAACTCACGATCATGTCAAATCAGGTTGACGCAATCACGCGCCAGATT